ACACAAGAGTTTACTAAAGATAATATTGATAGCCATGATGAACACCAATTAGAACACAATAAAGACTATTATGACAAATTGTTAAAACAAACTGTATAACTCCCCTTAGTTATACGATACGAAGGAAAGCCCTCTGCTGCCCCAGGGGGTTTTTCTTTTATATGACTTGACAACAGATATACACATATTAATCTATGTATATGGTTATTAACAGAGGAGGAATAATGCTGCATATATTTAGATGTATGATGACTACTCATGTAGTTGTGCAAGATGATGAGCCATACATCACCACAGGCGATAGACCTATGTGTGATTATTGCTATGACATAGCAGAGGAGGGAAGTAGTTAATTTAACACCACTTAACATGACAATATGTGTTAAACTGACAGTAGATATGTACATAAGGAGTATATGTATAAGGTACTAAGTACATCAATCTTTGGTGGAAGTATGGAGTTTGACTTTGATACTCTACACGAGGCACAGTTAAAGGTTAGAGAGTTGAAAGACCATGACCATAAAGATGCTTTCATAGTTAGATTGATTGCAGTAAATAGTTAAAACAAAATAGGAGGAACTGAATATGGAATATTATATCTATGTGCTTATAGCTGCATTGACAATTACAAGCGTAGGTGCATTATTGACACTAGGCTTAGTGTTGTGGTGGTTGTACGACAACTTCCCTTTTAAATACATTAAGCTAGATAATTCATTTGTTACTACAATAGATGAACTACAACAAGACATTTACGAATACTTTGATGAGGAGGAAGAGCGTGAGTGATATGGAAACTAAATTAGAAAACATACAACAACAGATAGATTATAAGCAGCAGAGCTTAGATAATCTACTAGAACTAAGACAGAAATTTGTCATAGAAGCATACCATAATGGTATGTCCATGATAAAGATAGGGCAACTGCTAAAAATTACACGACAAAGAGTCTATGCAGTTATCAAAGCAGAGGAGGAATAATGCCTAAATTTAATGTAGATGACTATGTAATGGTTGAGGATAGGATAAAGAAGTTTAGAGAGAAGCACCCAGAGGGACAGATTAAAACAGAACTTGTTGCCTCTACACCAGACTTACAGAGTGTCATAGTTAAAGCAGAAGTGTATGACAAAGAGGGTAACTTGTTAGGCAGCGACCTAGCACAAGACCATCAAGGCACACACAACTTTGCTAATGAATATTCATGGGTAGAAGTAGCAACAACATCTGCTATTGGTAGAGCTTTGTTCAATGCAGGTTTTCAAAAGTCTAATGGCGAGAAGAAAGCTAGTAGAGAAGAAATGCAAAAGGTTGTTAATAAACAAAAGCAGAGTAAAAAAGAAGTTGCAAAGATTACCAATGATAGTGCAGAGAAATTTGCAGAGGATATTGGAGCAAAGAAAAAATCTATTGGTGACCAACTTAATGACATTTTAAAAGAGATGATACCTAACGATAAGAAAATGCAAGAAGTAAAGACCAAAGTCTATAACGATATGGTTGAAAGTACAGAGGTTAACGAAGATGTAAACAACTGGACTAGCAAAGATATGGACAAGTTCTTAAACAGGGTAGAAGTTTTATTAGAAGATGAAAACATTATTGATGTTGTCATTGGTGCAGAAGTTATCAAAGAATGCCCAAGTTGTAAACAAACAGGTAATGTTGAGGACAACAGAGAGAAAAAATCAGACCCTAAGTTTTCTAAAATACCTGACTTTGCATGTAGCAACTATGGTGAGAACAATGGTTGTGGTAAAGGTTGGTGGATTGGTAATGATGACCTACCAACAGAATGGATTTAGAAAGTGCAGGGGAAATCTTTAATGTCAAAAATCTTAAAGATAAATTACAGAAAAGGTATCCCAACTACAATTTTGATGTACCTCCTTTACCTGATAGGGAGTGTAAAGCACCAATCTTATGTAAGAACAAAGATAAAGTTAGGTACACAGACAACGAGGGAAATCTTTACTGTGGACAAAGGTACAAGTTAACTAATGAAACCAACCCATACGAATGGGAATGGCGAACATGTCACGCCTTACTCAAAGAAGCAGAGCAAGGAATTAAAACAAGTGAGCTACCATTTTGATTTTGATTATGATGTATGGGTTTTAATAAATAAAAGAGGAAATAAAAGGAGAAAAAATGATTGATGTAATGTTAAGCAAAGCAACAATTCCTATGTTGTTGCACGAACTACTAACAAGACAAGGTGATGATGGAAATGTATTGTTTAATGCAAATTCTGTACAAATAGCAGGTGGTAAGGTTATGCTAACTGCTATCACTACACAGACATCATAACTGTTCCTGATTACATCTTTAACAGAAGAGATAAGTTGTATTTGACAGAGGTCAAAGGCACAAAGAAAATAAAGTTCTCTGATATGGTAAAGCTACGAGAGTTATACGACAGAGCAAAAGATTATCCTGAAGTTAAAGTTGGTATAACTTATGTCAATATAAAAACAAAAGAGGTCAAGTGGTATTCTTTTGATGAAGTATTAAAGATGTGGGATAGTGTAAAAGAACATCACACTTACCATGAAAAAGACTTCAAAGGTCAAGAAAAAAAATACAAAATTCTTCCATTGTAAAAATACACGATTTGACAAATGTGTCAATATGTGCTAACATAGTATCAGTACAAAACTAAGGAGGAAACATGGATATTAAATTAATATCTGAAATACCAGAAAACTCTAACTTGTTAGATGTTGAATGGGGTAAAGATGAAAATACTATCAAAGGTAATGAGCTAGACAATTTGCATTGGGCTACTTTAAATGCAGATGTTTTAATGACTTTTGCAGATGGAAAAAGTTATAGGATACCCAGGTATTATCTTTATCAAATATATAATGATAAAAATCTAAAAGATGAATTGTATGATGAGTACAAACTAACTCATTTTTACAATTTTAATTTAGACCATAAAACAGTTATTGAAAATTCAATAAGTAAATAAAAAGAGAAAACCTACCACAAGGCTGCTAAATACAGTTAGGTAGGTTTTTTCTATTATAAAATCTTTAAGTTATCCCAACCCTTTTTATTTACAGTAAATGTAAGTACACCAGGGTGCGACCACATACCACTCCTAGCAGTAAAGTCTATAGATTTATCCAAGCTAGGTGATTGAAACCAAGTTCTGTCACCCTGCTGTTTACTACGAAAGTGATGATAGTGTCCTGTGATTAATATTTGACACTCACCTGCAGGAAGAAAGCCATACATCTGACCTTTCCACCAATTCTCTATCTTGTTTTCAGGATTGCTGCCTCCACCTGAAGTCATGTGTCCATGTGTCCAACCACAAGTAATACCTTTGATGTCCATGACTTGATGAAACCCATCAGGAACTACAACAGATACCTTTTTATATCTATCAGGGTTAGCTTTCATAATTTCTTCACATATCTGCAAGTGCATAGTATCTGTGTTATCTAATCTGTTAGTGACAACCTGACCTTTCTGTGACCTAGAAGCCTCACCATGATTACCTGGTGCTCCTGCTAAAACAAGTTTATCTGCGTGTGGTAGGAAAGTATCTACTGTTTTCATCATCATAGACCTAGCTAACGCATATTGTTCTATCATTGTAAGTTCAATGTTGAATGGTTGACTATCGTAAAAGCCATAACAGTTTTCAGTAAGGTCACCTAGTCCAATCATGTATATCTCATTTATCTGGACACCTATCTTACGCAGTTCCTTAATTCTATTTACTGCATCTTGTAGGGCTATATCGTAGCGTTTAATGGTATTCTCAACGCCATAATCTTTCTTACCTAGCTGCCAATCAGCCATAAAAAACAAAAAAGCAGTATCACCTCCATGTGTTTTTAGTTTTAATGGTGGCTTACGACCTGCTTGTTTAAATAATGCCTGGAAATATCTGTCATGTCCAGGTCTTTTCTTCTTTACAATGCCTTTAAACGCATAAAAGGTAGTAGTTTGCCCTCCTTTTAGCTGTGCATTCCATGAACTGGCTCGTACAGAGCCCTCTATTTCGTAAATTTTAGGGTCAAAACCCCAACCTTCAAGTATCTCATCAAACTTTTGTCTATAGTTAGGGTCTGTTCCAACATGTGTGATTTCACCTAGACCAGTTTGTTCATTGACTTCCAGACCTGGTTGCCAACCTGATTTATAGAAGTTATTACCCCAATCTTCAGGTATATTTTTATTGGACATTTGTCCTCCTTTGCCCTGTCATTGACAGTTTACTACAAAGGAGTGACAAAATCTATTACTTAGTTATTTGTTTTTTAGCGTATGTCTTGACTACTGCAAGGGCAGCACCACCACCAGCTAATGCAGCTAACTGAAGTGTTTCAGCTTCTACACCAACTAATGGAGCAACTGTCAATGCACCAATGAACGCTTCAATGAAGGTCCAAATGGCTCTTTCAAGCATATCTTTGAGTTCTTCACTCATTCTATACTCCCATGAATCAGACCAGGGTGTCCACCATACATCTTTCTTAAATGTACCATCTTGGTTTCTTGCTCTTTTAATTCTATCAAACATTATTGAATTAATCTCCCTTTCAACATAGCATTACCCACTAAAACATTACCATTTATTTCCTGTAATTTATCGTAAACTGTGGTAGCTAAAACAGTATGGTCTTTAGCTTTGTTATCTACTTCTTTATCCATTAATTTATTTATTGTTGTGTATTCTATTGTTACTTTTTTTCCTTGTAGTAATTGACCTGCTACTTTTGAGTACATTTTTTTGTAAGCAGTTGTACTAGAACCAATAAAACCATCTTTACTTATCTCTAAATCTTGTTGTGTTTCTCCTACAATTAAACAACCTGATGTATGTTCATCAGTATTGCCTGTGTGTATAAGTATATAGGTAAAGTTAGGCACATCTTGTATATGCAACATACCATAGTGTGCGTTCTTATATCTCTCTGAATACTTAGCATGAAAACCACCTGTCTTTCTAAACTTTATATCGTATGTACCTTCAGGTATGCAGCTTTCGTTGATAATTTTTACTGCCTGATACTGGTCCTCTAATGTATAACATTCAAATAAACCATCAATAAATAGCAACCCATTTGTTGCATCTGTTCCAAATTGTGTCCTAACTACAGTTAATTTCACCTATACCTCCATATTTTCCATTACAAATAGTTATATGTGTACCTGCTTCATTAATGTAGGACACACACATTATTTACCACCACAG